GGACCATCGTTGAACATCTTGCGTGCAACACCACGAAGTTTTGTTCCGTCAATGGTCATTAGAGGTTCCTTAGAGTAATCTCTAGGCGGTGGTAGGTCCGCTTTAGGTTCCTTGTAAATGCTAGATGCAGCTTCTAACGTCACCTTGTTGACCCTACTGTCGTATGCGTTAAACACAAATGACTCTAGGTCAAGGTGAGCGCCTGTGCGCAACTCTATCTCTTGCCTTCCATCTGGTCTTTCGCCACCATACGGTAAACGCATGTAATTGCCTACAGGACCATCTAGGAAGTCTTGCTTGGGGTATACAGCATCGTAAGGGATGTCGCCTATTTGCATTACGCCTTTTAATACTTTGCGCATTGTCTTAGCTTCAATCCATTCCTCTGCAAATACCCAGAGATGGCATCCTTTGGAACGTGATAACTCTACCCAGCTTGTGATGTCAAGCGCCTTAAGTATCATCTGCGCATTGAAAGCATAATCTATAGAGTCTTCACCTTCATCTATATCTATAGCTCCCCATTTGCACATCCAATAGTTTGGCTGCATGTTCGCATATTTGCGGTTTTCATCATAGGCTTCGGGACCACGCATATCTAGTTTGCACAATGGGTCGTACACTATGGGGTAAACGCCTATCATGTTGTTTCCCCACAAATGCCCACTGATGAGTTCGTCATCAACTTTATCCCATTTGCATCCGCCAGAGTCTGTGCCATATGCCCACTTAAAGCCAGTGAACAAAGACTCAAACTTTTCTGCTATCTCTAAATCATTCATCTATGCTCATCTGCTCCCACGTAACTCCTGCTTCCAAGAGTCTACCGCTAGGGTCTATCTTAAGGTTAGCTTCAGCTTTTTGCCCTTCACCGTTTTTGTTCTTGTGAAGACCTACGCTGATCTCGTCCTTATACCAAGACCGTGTTTCTTCATCTAAGCTAGTGTCATCCCACCTGCGCCATGTCTCAAAGACAAAGTGGCTTTCAGATGTGGAACCGTATCGCCCAGAGTCTATGCCTCCAGCACTACCACGATTACCTGAACCACGACCAGACTGATGTAGCATAACGCCTACAATCCGCCAGTCGGATACGAGTTGCTTAAAGGATTCTATTTTGGCTTGGACGCTTTGTGCGTCCCCTGCTCCGCCTCCTCTTACAAGCTCAAGGTAGTCATACACTAGGACATTTGGGCGTTGCCCATCCCAGAGTTCGGTAGATGCTATTCGCATAGCTTTGTCTAGGTCGTCTACTGACATTCCTGTAGACTCAAAGTGGAGGTTCTTCTCGTCTTGGACTATTTGCGCCATGCGCTCCCAAGCCGTTTCATCTCCACGTATAAGCCTAGTAACCCAATCAGATTGAGATACCTGTAGCTTCATGGCTGAGAACCTTGCCCAAAACATTGTTTCAGTCTCGTCAGGACTTACCCATAGTGTTCTGTGGTTCGGGTTCTTGGCAACCATATTCATACCTAGCATTGTTTTACCTGTATGCGTTTTACCTATGAGGGTTATTAGTTGCCCCGCTCTAGCACCGCCGAGCGTAGCTCTGTCAAACTCCTCAATTCCGAAACGCCACTCCCCGCCTGCTTTAAGGTCAGATCGCATCCTGACCATTTGTTCAGACTTGGGTGTAAACAAACGCTTCATATCACTAGATGATATGCCATCTGTGCGTTTAACGGAAGCTGGGGCAGAAGTTTCCTTCTGCCCCAGTAACTCAAACGCATCTTCAACTGAAATACGCTTAGGCATCTATACCTACTAACCACCCTTGAGGGTCAATTGGTTTAGGACGCTCAGCCCAGTTGAATGGTGTGTGTTTAACGAGCGCACCAAAGTATCCGCTCTTGTTGGCTAATGGATGGTTACCTTCACCGCTTCCCAAGACAGGGTTGCCATCAGCATCTACGCTAAGACCCTTCTTGATCTTGAAGTCACCCAATCCGCATTTCCCATTTTTAGTTACTGGGATGTCCTTGCCACGCATAGTTGCTGCCCAATAGTCAGTTGGGAATACACGTGTTCCATTTTGGAACAGTTTACGTATGGCTTGGTTGCACATAAATGCTGAATCTTTTGAGCCATAGGCAACACCTGATGCTTTTTCTGACATGAAGATCTTATGCACTTGCGCATAATCTTCGTCAGACACATACATGCTCTGCCCACCACTAGACGTTGGCGTTGTCTGCGTTACTGCATTTGGGAATGCAGCTTTCACATCAGCCTCTGTGGTCATAGGCACAGGTGTACCTTGCTGTGGTGTTTCAGAGCCTGTTTCCACAATGACATCTTTAAGGTCATTGAGTGATTCGGCAAACGTAGCAGCGTTAGCTACAGCTAAGCCCGCTCCGCCTGTTGCACCATTGGCGATTTCAGCTATCGCCAATTCTACGCCTGCTTTTAAGCAGACCTGAGCCTCTATTGAAGCTCTTTCTCTAGGAGTCATGGAATACGCCATGTTGTTCCTCACTTTCTAGGGTTATTTTCCCTTTACACCGTGTCCAAGCTGGACACCATTTTTCACTACACCACCAACCGTTGTCATTCAACAGGTATTTACCTGAAGTCTGCTCAACGTATCGGCAGATGCTAGCGACCTTTTCACGTAACCAATCATGGTGTAGATCGTTACGCACAAACTCCATAGTCCCCCAACCTTTGTTGTGCATAACACCGTACCTAAAGTACGGTATGTCCATAGCCCATGTGTAAGCGATTGACTGCACATCCCAACGGTCATATTGCCATCGGTCACGTGTGTAGTCAGCTTTAGGGAATTTCCAGTCCCACAGCACATCCTCTTCCACAAGGTCTATTGTTCCACGCAAATACACAACACGTTCTGAGTCCTCTATGAGTACCTTATTGAACTGTTGTTCTACGCTTACAGGTTTCTCTATCATGGGCAAAATGTGGTCGTACCAGCTCTTCAGCTTCACACGACCCATATCCCATGCAGTTTCTGTATTTCCGTACGAATACCAGTTGTCTACTTCGGGAGACATTTCCTCCCAGTAGTAGTCAAAGGCATCGTACATGTCATACTCCGTCATCAAGCCTTCTCCGTCTATGCGTGATTGCAAGACATCCTCAACGGCTTGGTGACAGGCTGTGCCTAATTCAGCTCCATCGTTTTTAGGCTCTTCGGAAAGCCCATACATGGAGTGACGCAGACGTTCCATGCACATGTCTGCGGTTTTTATAGATGATTGACGAACCCACGTATGCACGTATCGTCCCTGCTCATCTAAATGGATTGGATAATTCATTTCAACCTCCACGTACTCAGTACCCACCCAGTTTCTTTAGAAACTGGGTGGGGAACTAAGTACTAATTAGTTAGTCTACAGCTCGTTTTCACTTTTTGTGTTACGAAACCATAGAGATTTGGTTACGTTTATGTTACAAAAAGTCATTTACGACTGGCACAGCGGATGCGTAAACTTGTTCTTTCAACCAAGATTCACAGGCATCTGCCAATGGAGTCTTACCTTCTGCAAACGCAAACTGGGATTTCTCCAAGCCTTTGGCGTAACCTTCATCGCCTACATCCTTGAAGTTTTGGTTAATCCTGTGCTGCTCAACACCTTGTACGGCATTGTATGCGAGCCAAGCATTACCTTCTGTACCCCAGTTGTTTATTTCCTTGCGCCATTCAGCCAGTATGTAACTCATGGTCTTATCCCATTTGTTCTTGGCTCTGGTGCTGTCCTCAATTGTAGGCTCAGGAAGAATAAACTTAAGCATACGCTCAAACTCTCTGGTATCCATGCGGTGAACCGTAAAGTCCTTAGCGACCTTCACGATGTCATCCCATTGCATATTGCTAGCAGAAAGGACGTCCGCTTGGAAGCCAAGTCGGGCATCGTGATTCTTAGTAGCTTTTGCAGAGATGATCGCAAGGTGTAGCCCTAACGCATTTTGGCAAGAGATTCTCTGCGTTTTAGGTACAGAGAATGAACGCTTGGAACCATCTAACGAAGCCACGCTATATAGGTAGCGTTGCATTTCGTCACCGTTAGGCAGAGTTTCAATTCCACCTATACGTTGTGTTACAAGCATACGTGAACCACCACGAAAGATCTCAACCTTTTCGCAGGCATTTGGGAATGTGTCTTCCAATATGCGGAAGTTGGTCCTGTAGCCATCACGTGATGGGTAACGACCAGAGTGCAACCCTACAATGTCTCCTGTGTAATCGTTCAGGATGTACTGTTGCTTAGGTTGCCCTTTGTACTCGCCTTCCTCGTAACGAGGAATTTTGAACCGCTCAAGGTCCATGTAACCAGCAGGAGCATAGGAAACGGTGAAGTCAGCGTCAGCTAAACGTGCCTTTTCCTGTACAGTGCTTAGGTCAACATCAACACCTTCCGCTATGGCATCTTCCCTAGTCGGAATCGGGTATTCGTATTCCTCAGCTTCAGGGGTATTCCACGCAGGTGCTTGCGTGTCTTCTTCTTCAAAGAAGTCTCCCCATTCGTCTGCGGGATTAACGATTTCCGCTTCCTCCGCTGGTATATGCACAGCCTCAGGCGTTGCAGTTTGCATTAATTTTGAAAACAGATCACTCATGTGACCCCTCCTTGTTTAGTGACTCCACGAACATTCGTAGAGCTATGGGGTTTTCCCATATAGCCCTGAAAGCAAAACTGCCATCAGGCATCTTACGAGTTTGCACTTTGTTAGCGCCCCTTTTAATGGCGTGATAGCGCAAAGTCGTTCTTATCGTCTGAGTGTCGCCACTCGGACATAGATCCTCAAATTCTTCAGATGTAAACAGCCACGTTTCACCATTGAACCATTGGGGATTCTTGTCATATTCGCTGTTGCGTCCTCGTTTGAAGACGAAACCTTCTACTTGCTCTGGCATATGTACCTCCTGTACATGTTAATTCCCTCTTGTGACAAATATGTATGCGGGGAGGGGAAGAGGGAGTCTAACCCCTCCCCGCAACAGACGGTGCTTATTTTTTTGAATACATAGGAGGCGCACCGCCTTACATCCTATTCTACGTTAACCGTAGACATGCAAAACTGCAATAGCTCATCGTATGAGCCAGACTGCATTGCTTCCTCGCTAAACCTGCGAGCAGCATCTACACCCTCTGCACGACGTATAGCCTTTTGGACCTTACCGATAACGGAAAATGCGTTACCGTCAGTTCCAGTAAGCTCTACGGTTATGTCTGGGTATGTTATTCCTGCCATGTTCACCTCCTCAAGTGATCGTTACACCTTGTATGTTTTTGATGATGTGCGCTTGGCGCTCGTTGATCTCCATGAGATTAGCAACATTTTCCTCAAGCTTAAGCACACGGTCCTGAAGCCGTGATATTTCACGGTTGTCTTCTTCAGACCAGTCAGTGCCTAGCTTGTCCTCAATCGTGTCTAGACGATCTTTGAGGTCGTCAATAGCTTCCTCATCACGGTTAAGGTCATCTTGTATCTGATCAAAGTCATACTCATTAAGCGTATGTTGCATGTCGCTTATGATGCTGTCGTATTTGCTATCTTGCTCTTCAAAAGCGTCTTGTAGCTCGCTTACAGTGTCAGGCAGATAGTACAGATCACTATTGCCGAACCAGCTATCAATCTGCGCATCTACAGACTGCTCAAAGTCTGCGCTATTGATCCAGTCATACTTGTAGTCATCAAGTTCGCCCCTATCAGGAACGTCCATCAATTCCTTAATGTCACGCACAAAGCTTGACCTATCACGAAACACCTGCTCAACAGCATCACCTATTTGGTCGCTATCAAGCTGGGCGCTAATTTCAATATATTCACTCATATGTACCTCCCAGTACTGTTTAGTTGGAAAAGAGAATCACTCTCTCTCCCTTTTTTCTCTCAACTTCGTTGAGAAAAAAGGGAGAGAGAGTGGAACCTTAGCGCTATTGCACGAAAGACTTAATTCTCTTGATTTTGTTTCGCTCACGTGGCGCTAAGCCACCGAATATGCCAAAAGGTATTTCCTCAGCCAAAGCGTATTCTAAACACTCTGACTTAACGCAACACCCATCGCATATACGTTTAGCGATTTGTTCCTGCGCTCTACCCTTTACAAAAAAGGTAGACGTAGGCGTATTTGTACAAGCTCCATCACGTAAGCTCATCTTCCTCCTTAATTGGTGGTTCAAGATACGCAGGTCTAATAGGTAATTCCACATCACGTGGACCCCATGTATCCCACCATGTTTTGTGCAGGGACGAGCCACGGTCACGCATGTTCTCTAACGTGACTATGTGGAAACGCCACCACCTGTTGTTTGTTTTCTCGTCCTCTTGGAGTACGTCTATGAGGTCGTTCAAGAACCCCTCTATGTCCACGTGACGAGTTTTCACATTACTTTCACTAGCGTAGTAGGTCACAGTAATCCTCCTCATTCACGATAGCGATGTTCTTGCCGTCAAAGAGCCGTTCACGCACATGCTCTTCAAGAGCATCACCTACGGACTCAGGGTCTACACGCCACATGGAGCCAATGTCTTGGAGCGCCATGTAAAAGTCGGCTTCCTCGTGCGTAGCAACGATCTCGTTAGCGTAATCCGACCATTCCTTCACATACTCAGCGCCTAAGTTGCGCTTCTCTATGTCAGTCATGCCCCTATTGGATATGTTGCCCTTAGCGTCACCCTCGTGTTCAAAGATGCCCTGCTTCACAGCTATTTGCGCAGACAAGTCACGCATGAAGTCATACATGGCAGGTGTACCGCTTTGCCATAGCATAAACGCCCACGTTTCACGATTAATCCAACCGTTATACTCTTCACGCTCCTTCTCATCGTGCCAAGCCATCAAAGCATCAGCACAATCCATGAGAAGTTCCTCACGCTCTAGGTATTTGTCAGTTAGCTCCTCGTGCATGTCGCACACTTCTTGAAGCTCACGATAGTGCTTTACGCACGCTACGTAGAGCGCCAAAGCGCATCCACCCAGCACGCACACAATCATAATGTCTAATGTTGTATACATATGTGTACCTCCCAGTACTACCATGCGTGTTCACAGCATGGGTTGTCTTTATCTTCTTTGGGGTGTCCCCCATGAGCAAACTCCCTAAACGCAGGGAATGTCTCAAATAGCTTGACTGCGCAATCGTGGCAGATGAGAACCTCTAAGGGTCCAGTCTCCCAGTCATCCACAAACATGCCATAGCCACCAGACAAATGCACGTGTAGCGCATTGTCTCGTTGTTGGTTCACGGAACCATCGTCCCAGAACTCGCCCTGCATAGGGTCAACAGGTGGCATGTAGTTGGTGCAATTACTGCACATCATGTGTGTACCTCCTAGCTCACACATAGTGAGTATATCTTACCCACACATATACGCACAAATCCCGCTCTCAACGTCCATAAATGCGCATATGTGTAGGTGAGCAGTTTCTTAAAACGACATGCTCAGGTCGTAGGCAATTTTACCCCCATGCCCATTCGGGATTGGATTAGTTCATGGCGTACCCCAACGCTTCGGCTTTAGCCACCACACGTGCCTGCTCGCCAGTCCAAACAGTTGGTTCAGACGCAAGCTTGTACGCTTTCGTAAGCGCCTTAGTAGCTTTAGCATCCTCGCCAGCTTTAGAGGCTTTGGTAGCCACACCTAGCTGTGCGTTTAGCGAAGCATAACGCTTTTTGTTGGCAGCTTTGCGCTCCGCACGAGATGGCTTAGCATCAGGCACAGGTATTTGCACAGGCTCAGGAGAAGATTGCTCAACGTCTGCTCCTAGCATCTGCGCTAGCTGTTCTAGTAGTTGTTGGTTTGTCATCACATACCTCCCAGTGTGTGAGTGTGTAAAGATGCACCGACTTGGCGCACCCACAAGAGATGAGGAAGCAAAAGTGCTTACACTCTCTCTCCCTCTTTTTTCTCTCAACTCCGTTGAGAAAAAAGAGGGAGAGAGAGTGAACCTCAAACGCATACACGCTTGAGGTT